AGTACAGCAACAGAAGAATATAACCGAGTAGTGAAATACGTAGGTGATATTGATATTGTAAACAATGTAGATAAAGCAGGTGAAGCTTATACAGAACTTTACATTAATGTACCAACTGAAGTAGGAGGAACTCCAACTATTCTATTTGATTCTATATCGGATGCAAATTATCAACCTAGTTTAAAAATTCAAGGTAAAGACGAATTTATATTAGGTCGTAATGCAAGCACAATTCAACCACAAGGATTAAGCATTAATGCATTTTATGATTACGATCAACCTTTATTAAACCCAACAGGGCCAGCTGGTTATACTGATCCTAATGCAAATTGGATGGATGAATCAACTCCGCCAACGACAATAGATTCTTATTTTACTGAACCTAATACATTTACTAATCCTACTAGTGTTTTTATACAAAAATACCCTGCTGATTATGGCAGTCCTATAGGATATAATGGAACTGCATATATTAGATCAGAATTGGATGGTATTTCAGTTGACTTTACACCTAATGATTATGAGCAGATTATAACAGATCCTACTATTTCTACCATTGCACAATTTAATGGAACTGATTTAGCAAGTACATTTGAATTTAATGCAGTATTGGTTTATTATGATTTAGTAGATACTAGCAATACCGCAAACACTGTAACAAATCTTTATGGTATTTTACTTGTAGACAATGTTACCCCAACAACAGATGGTGGCTATATTCAAAGATACCCAAAATATAAACCTAATAAAGTTACTGGGCAAAATGGAAACAGTTATGGATTTAAAATTAATTTACGATTTGATGCTTCGCCAGGATCGGCCGGCATCGACACAATTGTTAATGACTATAATACATTTTCAATGCAGCTCTTCAGTGAAGCAACTGCACAGTTACAGGAATCGGCTAAAATATTCCAAACACAGCAATTAGAAATATCTACAATAGACCAAAAGGTTCAATCATTAGAAAATCAAATTACTAGTGTAGCGGATGTAACTTCACTTCAAGCGCAAATCACAAGTGTACAAAACCAATTGGACAATGCTAACTTGGCTTTTGCAAATGACACCGTTTTGTTAGATCTTATTGCAAAAAATTCGGATGAAATACAAGCATTGGCAAATGGCAATGTACCTATTACATTACAATACAATACTGATGTATTAAGACAAGGTACAGGAATCATAGTAAATAATAATATACCTAATTTAGTAACCATATCATTAGCCACACAAGAATATAATTTTATGGTACCTTTTAATACTAGTGAAGTTCAGGTCACATCTGCAAACCCATTAAATTTAAATCAGGCTATACCGAGGGTGTTTGCTCAATTAGAGACTTATACTAACATGCTGAGATTAGATACTGTTAATGAGGCTGGTGGAGATTTAAATATTTATATTAATGATACTGATATTCAATGGAGTACTGGACAAACATTAAGATTAACATTTAATAATGATTTAAATATAGGATCAAGAAACATTAGAGTATGGACCGATGCATCTGACAGATTAAATACTGGAGTTTATGGTGTATCTATGGGAGTAATACCAAATGCTATTATTTCAACAAAACCCATTATTGAATTTATATGTACTGAGCAGGGTGTGTTAAGTTTTGTATATGACTGTATTAAATAAATAATAAAAGAAAGAAGATAACTAATGGCTGAAAATAATTCAATATCAACAATGTTACCAGAGCTTCTTAGACTTTTTAACAATTCTTTAGAGAGTTTTGAAAAGGTTAATCAAGCCATAACTTCCAGTAACGAGTCAGTTACAATTAACATTCAGAATAATGATGGTACTAATGCTAGAGTAACAATACCTAGCTTTGGGTATTTAAAAAATTCAGTAGATAGATTACAATCAAATATTGATACTATTACTAATTTAAATGGAGCTGATAGTTCTATAAGATTAGCTGATGGGACATTTAGAAAGTTGGTTTTAGCTAAACTACCTACAGAAGCACCAGACCTATCTTCTATTAATTCTATTAATACTTTTGATATTAAACCTAATTGGTTTTTTGAAGAATTAATTAATCCATTACTTTATGTATCTTTTGATTTAACTGGCCAAGTGCCTATTGATACTGAAAGAGCTATTATACAAAGATACATTTTAAATACCAATACTCAGACTAAAATAAACTTTTTTAATAATTCATATGAAGGTAGGTCTGATATTTCATTTAACACCTTTTTACAAGATATTGTAGAAAAAAATATATCTTATGTATTAGATGAAGCCGTTGTTGATTTACCACCGAGAGATAAAAGATACTTTGGTAACTTTAGTGTATTGAGAATATCAGACGCCACCGTTACAGAGGAAATAAACGGTGTTAGTGTCACTTCACAAAGAAAACAATATAAACTAAATAAGATATTTTATACTGACACTGAAGCTGATTTTGATGATACTATACAGCTTGCGGTTGGTGATAGCTTAGAGGTAATTACAAATCCTATTAATACAAGATATAGAATTACTAAACTAGATTCTAGTACAAACACAGTTATTCTAGAATTAGTAGAAGGGTCTGCGCCAATAAGAATAGGTTCGGACATATTAAAAATATCCTCAGCATTAGAAGACAATATACAAGTTGATGTAACCGTTGGATTTAATGAAAGGTGTGTTACTTTTGTAAAACCTATTGACCCAGAATCAAAAATACCTTCAGTGAACTGGTCACCAGGTAGTGCATTTTACACGAACACTTTAACCACTATCAATTCAGGTGGAGTAGAACAGACATTATCAGAATTTTACCAACAGAGTGCAATAGATTTTGGATCTATGCTTCTTTCTTTTGCAAACGATAAGATACCTACAACAAGAGAAGGTGCTAAACCTAATCCGCCTACATTAGACGCAAGTGACTTTGGCGTCAAGTTAATAAATGGGCAGGTTAGTAATTCTCCGGCTATTATAGAACTTACCGATTTAAGTAATCAAAAAAATACAATTGAAGCTACATTAAAAGAATTAGATGGCGCTATAGTACAGAGTAGAGCAAAAATACAAACTACCAACTATTCAACTAATGTTGAGCGAGATGCTGATAAAAATGCTGCACAAGGTTTAATAACAGAGAGATCTTCACAGGCCGAATTATATGCATCTGTAGTTAAAGAAATAGATGCAAAAGGACAAGATAATTCTGTTGCTAGTATATCACCTAAATATAGGGTAAGAGGTTTTTGGGCAATGCCTGAGGAAAGATCCACACCAGCAACTGGCCCACAAGCAGTCGTTAAATTTAAAACAAGATATCGCTATTTGTCTAGTGATGGTGCCGCTAACCCGGTAGACCAATTTACTTTTGTTGATGGATCAGGCAAGAGCCAAGGTGCATTTTCTAATTATAATATTGTAGATAGTACCTTAAGACCTAGAGAAAAGAATCCTATCAATGGTACTTATCAATGGGTTGATATAAATGCTGATAATGCAGAAGCTGTAAATATTAATCAACTAGACATACCTATTAGAAAAGGTGAACAAGTAGAAATACAAGTTAAATCTGTCTCTGAGGCAGGATGGCCATCGAATCCGTTAGAGAGTGATTGGTCAACTCCAGTTATAATTGGATTCCCTGCTGATCTTAGTTCTGATAACGCGGTAGAATCAATTATTAATCAAAATCAACAAGATAGAGCAAAGGTTGCATTAGAGCAAGATTTAGGTGCTAAAGGAATAGATGAACATTTAAGTAGTTCGTTTACTGCAAATGAAACTTATTTTGCTCATTCATCACCAGTAATAGCATCAGGGTTTTTATCAGAGAACCAAACCCCAATTGATTTGTTTACTAAATTAACTGAGATGCAAAATCAATTAGATTTGTTTTCAGAAATACTAGCAAATGCAAAAGGGAACTTGGTGGTTACTTTAATTGATGATCAAGGAAATGTTACTAACCTAAAAAGAAATTCGGTAACTAAAATATTTGCTGGTTTTTATTCACAAGAAGTATCTAATCTTGATGATCCTAGAGGTGCAATTATATCAAAAACATTCTTTATTAATTTAGCTAACAACGAACAAACAGGATTAAGAATAGTTTCTAGGATTGCTGGTAACAGAGGGAGAATGGTTAAACAATCAGAAAATCCTGGTTATACGGTGGTGGATGTTACTTCTGGTAATACCATATTACCTGCAACATATTCATGGCTAGATAATAGCGCGGCTAATCAATCAAACAGTAGAGCTACATATTCATCAGATGATACTGATTATAATACAATTAGAAAATACGACTTAACGCCAGAGCTTTTAACAAATCCAACAGTTGATTCTTCATGGCCTTATGGTCAAACTGTATCAACTCCGCCATTTCAATCTTCACAAAACAAAAACCAATTTATTTATAGTAGATTTAGTGATGTATCAAATGAAGGTAATTTTTATAACTACCAAAGACCTAATGATGATTTTTACACTTTTAACTTAGATAGTATAGAAAATTTTTATGGTAGAACAAGTGATACTGGGGCGGTTGTATCTGGTGAATTTATTTGGGGTGGAGGTTTCGATAATGCTGGTGCACCTACTACAGCTACAGGATATCCACTAGGGGATCCTAATACATTAGAACTTCATACATCTCACCCATATTTAACTAGTTATGCTACATACAAAAAGGCATATGAGAATACTACTGGTGATACAGTAACATTACCACTTGATGCAACGGGTGGGGTTGATTGTACTAATAGTGGAAATGGTACTGCGGATGTTTTATTTAGACATTCTAGATTTATACCTTTACAATCGGATCAAGATAAAGGTAAACAGCAAGCAATTTATTTAAATGAAAATATTAATGATCTACAAGCACTAGGAACAACAGGGTTACTAAGTGGTGCAGCCTTTACCTCTACTGGTCAAACGATTCAAGCTAGCCCGTCATTATATAATACTACTTTAGTAGAATTGCAGTCTGTTAATGGTGGTAAAGGTTATAGCAGAAATACTAAAACTTCCTTTGAAAATTTTGACCAATACTTATTAGGTGAACAGACTTGCGGTTCATATTTATTTATGTCTTCTGATGATCACCAAAATATTCAAGTTAGTGGAGATTCTATACAGTCACAAAGAATAATACAGTTTGGGCAACAGAATTCTATAAATATACCTTTGGTGTTTCAATATAGAATGACTGATTATTTCGGTACTGGTTCTGGTGCCGCTGGTGGGCTAGGTAATATTGGAGGTGATTCGTCTGGTGCAACAGTAAACGTCACGTATGCTAAGAAAGTAGGATTTGATATATTTCCTAATAACACAGATGTATATCAATATGACATTGAGGTATTTTCTAAATATAGATCTGATAATCTTAATATTGATGTATTCCCTACACAAACAGTTACAAAAGGTCTAAACGACCTAGAAAAGGTATTAACTAAATTAAGTCCATCAGTTACTGCTACAAGAGTAAATGAAATTGTTAGAACAGGTGGAGTCAACTCCCGTGGATCTGGTGGAGTTGATCGAGGTTTTGTTAGTGTTGATGCTAATATTTAAGCATTTAAATTTTCACAACCTTCATGGTGAATAAATAAAAAAAGTGAAAATTAAATGGCTGAAAAACTTTTTGATAAAGCGTCTTATAGTATAATTAGAACTAATCCTAAATTAACAGGTAATGTTAAATTAGTTAGTAATGGTGAAGATTTATATCTAGAATCTTTTAGTGCTAATACTCAACTGGCAACATCTACATTTAAAGCATTTAAGTTAAGTGGTAAAGAAACTTATGATACTGATGTATTTAAGTTCTTTCAGCTTGGTAAATTCCCAACAGATTTAGCATATGAAGTATTTCAGGAATATCAAGATGTTTCTGTTTTGTCACAGTATCAAAATCAGTATGAAATGTTTTACTCAGCTGGTACTAGATCAGTAGCATCTGAAGCATATTCTGAAAACTTAGGTATGCTATCTCCACTTTGGCTAAATGAACAAATACCTAACAAGTTTGTTATATTTAGAATAGATAACCCAGCAGCAGTAAATAACATAAACCAAAGTTTACAGAATGTTAATAGCGCAGATGCACAAACATCTATTGCATTTACTAAGAATGTCTTAGAGAACTGTACGGCAATTAAAACATTTGACCTGTCTTCTAATAGCTTATTAGGATCTTATATTAGAAATTATAGAAACCAAGATTCGTTTCCAACAACACCCCTTAATGTTAGCTGGAGGCAAGATGAGCCTATACAATGGAACGGCATAAATTATAATAGAGGAGGGTTTACTTCTTCTGGTAGTTTCTCGTATGATGATCTGGTGGTTAATGATGCTACCATAATCCAAAACGAGCATTTTTTTACTGAAGGGTTTCAGCGTAATAATATTCTTTTAGCAAATTTAATAAATATGGAATTTTTGTTTTCTGATACTAATGCAAAGGATTATTCATTAAATAGGTATTTCGGTTTATATGTAAATGAAGTAGAGGAGGGGTTGTTTGATATTTCTGGAGAAGGTTTTTATAAGAATACCGAAAAGACACAACTACCAAAAATAAAAACAATTACACAAGTTTCTGAAGAACTTAATACTCCGTTTGAGATGACTAATGAAAATGGTTTATTAATATATTTAGATCCTGCTAAAACAACTACAATAACAGGTTTACCTACACCACAAAGAGTTAATGAGGTTGAATCTATATTTTATATTAAGGATAAGAATGAACAGTTTCATACTGTTAAAAAAGGATCTGTTTGGGGAGAAAATCAAATTAGGTTATTTGATACTATAATGGATATTTCAACTATAGCAGGATATAAACAACCTGATACTTTTGCTGATGCATCTATAATTTCAAGAAAAGGTAAAGCTATAAGTTATTTTAAAATCTTAGAGGAATTGACTGATGGGTTTAAAATTACATTTTATGATGGTTTAGATTTAGTAGGGGAAGTTGCTGCATCTACTGCAACAGTACCTATACCTGGCAATCATAAGTCACAATTTTTTAATCCTAATGGTACACCTGAAGAAATTGCTAAATCAATAGAAGGAGCTATCAATAATGGAATTTCATTAGAAAAAAGATTTTTTGAAGCTACTCATAATAATGATACTGTATATGTGCAGTCTAGGTTTTCTGGTAGCAGATTTAACAGATTAAATTTTGTTATAGATTATGCACAATATCCACTTATGGTTAATAATATTACTTCATACCCTATTACTTCTATCATAGAACCAGGTAAACATTTTGTTGGTGGAAATGATGTTAATAATTCTTTATTAAAAGTTAATAATGGCGACCAAGAAAGATTTAAAAAAGGTAATTGGGTTCAATCAAAAAACGGTTTTGCTGAAATTGGCGACTGGGTTCCTTATTTAGATGAACCTATAACAAACCAAAACGGTACAGTGTTAGGCTATACAGGTGTAAATGAATATGCGATAATTACATTAGATGATAATCAAATAAACGTTACTAGGACTGGTCAAGTTGCATTATATTCTGATTATAGACCTTCGTTTGGTAGATTTTCAATTTTTCCAATAAAGGATTTTGATTATGACTTTTATAGTAAGCTATACAGTCAAATGGGAGAACTGGAATATGAAGAAGATCAATATAACCAAACCGATGCGAGTGGTAGTTTTACGGGTATAAGTGCTAACCCTGAGGTTAGAGAATTTTATAGGGATGGTGGATTTACTAGATTAATTGGTTTATTAAGATCAGCAGACCCTGATGAAAGTTTTGACTCTATAATAGAATCAGAATATGATAGACTAGAAGAAAACTATTTAAAGCAACAGGCTGTAGCATCTAGAGTCATACCTTATATAAATAAATGGTCTTGGGTTAATGATGGTAAAAATGTTAGGAATTTACCTTATGGATTAAACTTAAGTGAAGCGTTTAGTCAAAATAACTTTGCGCCTTCCAAGTATTCAATTGGGCAAGAGCCACTGGGCTTTTCACATGAGTGGTATTACTTATGTGAATTTCCTTATTACTTTAATAATGAAGCAATTAAGAGTTCATGGAGTTATATTGATAATGCACCAACTGATACCATTGAAGAAAATCCTTTTACTGGGGCTGTGTATACACCAGGAACATTCCAAAGAGTAGATAAAGATTATTTTAATGATTATTTTATAGTGGATAAGTTTACGACAGGTGGTACTATTAATTTAGTTGATAGACAACTTAGATATGGTAGATTTAGTGGAGGCGATGAAAAGAATTTTGCTGAGGCGTTTTTGAGAGGAGTTAGAGTAATTGCTAAACCTAAAGCAGATGCTTTTGAAAAGCCTAATTTTAATGCTAGGTCAATTAAGTATGTTAATGACGGTAGGTTTAATGATTATAGATTTTCAGTTATGCTTGTTCCTAATGCACCAGATAAACCTGAAGTAGAGGTTAAGTTTATAAAAAATGATAAGTGGAGAACCGTAGTAATGTTAATCTTTTTAGATTTAAGCAATGATTGTATAAATGGCCCTGGTGACCAGAGTATTGATCGTACAACCTTATATTCATTTGGAAGTGATTACAAAACACAGTTACCGCCTAATGAGTGTGAACCTGAAATTAACCCTATTGATAATACTTTTATGTTTGAAGCCGGTGAAGTCCAAGGGGCAATAAATTTAGCTAATGTGTCATGGAATAGCACAGTTGGCGCTTATCTTTTTCAAGGGCAACCAGACGTAAATGGAATTCCTACAAGGTTTTTAAGAGATCTAACGAGAGGGGCAAACGGGCAGTTTAACAGAATTGAATTTACTATAGGGTCTGATGTATACCAAATTGGTGGAATAGTAAGAATTGTTAGTGATACCGAATTCTTTGCAACTAGGATTACGGAAAACGGGTTGACTTTTATTCCAGGTGGACCTAACCCATCTCCGTTTTCACTGTTAACTGCAGATTATATTACTATTGGTGGTGGCTTTAACACTTATTCATCCAGGCTTTCTGATGTTGGTTTTGCTACATTATTTAAAAATATTAATCAAGGTAATCCAACAATAATTTATGAAACTATAGATAAGGATGGGAATAGGGTTTTAGATAAAGATGGCAATCTAGGTCAAACGTTTTCAATAGAATTAAGAGCCCAGGCAGATATATTAAAATCTGTGTATATAGGTGTATTACCTGACCCTGCAAAACCAACTGCATTTAACTTAACTGATATTATTGGATATGACTTGTCTTTGCAAACTAAACCAAGAATAACTCCTATAGGTAGGCATGCTGGTTATTATCAACCAACGGCCCTTGATGTTATATTTTTTAGAGATCCATATTTAAATATTGATTTTGATAGTGTGACAGGTGGAACTGGAATAACTGGCGGTTCTATTAATGATGAACTATATAAGATAAAGGTTAAAGAATTATGTAGATATGAGAATACTCAATTTAATAGTAGTGATTATGAAAACTTTGGACAAATAAAGAATTTATTTTATCATAAAGTAAATGAAGAAGATCCATCTACTATACTTGAACTTTCCACAGAAAGTGCATTCTTAAGTTTATACCCTCTTATTAATGAGGTAGGTATTGCAAGTAGGGACTTTTACGCGTTTTCGTCTAATTGGGAACCTTCTTATTTTAGAAAAAGTATTGATAAGTCTAAGATTGAATCTATTATAGGTACTAGGGCAATGACTGAAAAGAAGTCGTTCTTTGGTTCAAAATATTTAAAGGTACCTCAACTAATAGAATTAGAAACATTTATACATTCTCCTTTTACTGAAGGTGCTATAAAGCAGCCTAGTTTAATTGATGGGACATTTATTACGCGAGAAAATGAAACTAATGTTAGATTTTATATGTTCATACAAAAAAGATTAGAAGAGTTTTTGTTTGATCCAATTAAAGAAGAGTTTAAAAAGTACATAAAACCTGAGTTTAGCTTTGGTGACATTGAAACGTTAGACGATGATGTGTTAAGGTATATTAGGCAAAATGTTTTACAATTATATAAAATAGAAAACGTAGATTTTTATGTTAAAACTTCTAGAGAAATTTCATTGTTGGATTTTTCAACAGCCGAATTAACTAATTCTGAAAAGGTTTTGGCTGGCCTAACAGTAAACACTGCAATAGGATCAAAATTATTAAATACTAATCCATTTGATCTAAGCCTAATATATAACAAAAGGAAAGGTTTTACTGAGTCTTTTGGTTTCAGTATAACCATAGTTAAAAAATAAGAATATAATGGCAATAACTATACAAGATTTGATAGCCTCTGATACTATCTCTCAAGCTGTTGATAAAATAAATTTTAATTTTGATCAGCTCTTGTTAAATGGTGGAGGGCCAGTAGGTCCTAGTGGCCCACAAGGTACACCTGGCCCAATCGGTGGTAGAGGGGAAAGAGGATCTGATTGGTATGATGGGACGGTTAATCCTAACACAATTATAGTATCACCTTCACTCTTACCTGGTGATTATTACTTACAGAGCGATGGTCAAGTATGGGAATATAATGGAACTACTTGGTTTACGACACCAGTTAATTTAACAGGTCCTACTGGAACCCCAGGAACCTCTGATGGTTGGCTATATATCGGTAATGATGGATCTGGTAATGTAATTCCTGCAAACAAAAATACATTATACCCTTCAGGTATGCCAGGTGGTGCTGGTGCTAATGCTTCTAACGAAGGTGTAGCTATGGTTTTAGTTGGAGGTGTTACTACACAAACCCCAACAGTAGGATATAGTTATTCAGCTGCATATGAATTAACTGATGATATGACAGCTTCTTTAGACTCATCAAGAGTTAGTATGCTCATACATCAGAAAAACACATCTGCTAGGGCTATTAAGTTTATGGGAGGTGATGCTCTTCCCGAAAATTTTGAACAAGATAATCTTGGTAACTTAGCCGAAATTTATTTAGGTGCCGATGATGTACTTAACATAAACATACCTAAAGTAACTACACCAACCAGCACATCATCTGCAATTGGATTTAATTTATACAGTGGACCGCGCGGTATGAATTTTAGGTCTGGGAGAGGTGTTAAGTATGTAACTGGTGGAATAGGTAGTGGTTCTGGTGGATATGATATTGCGGATTATGAAATTGAAATAAATGAAGTTAATGCTGCGTTACCTCCAGCATTTAGTGTTAATGTTCTAGGTAATAAATCTGGATTATTTCAATTAGGGCAGACTACCCCTCCTACAACTAATGCATTTAATGGTCTTGCTTATTTAGGGGCTGATGAAATTTTAATTGATGGTAGAACTTCAATAGAATTTAAATCTGATGCAAGTACATATATATTTGATGGATTAAGTAGTATTTCAACTGCACCGACAGGTTTAGTTGCATATACAGCTGGAGAATCTTTAACTAAAATTGGTTTTGATGGGGGTGTTGTACCAGTCGGTCAGATATCTTATAATACTGTAAACTCAAATTTGGAAGGCTCAACCGGTACTGATAATTATCTAGTCTCATGGGGTGCTCAGAATACATTACAAAACCAAAATTGGATAATGTCTGGGGACGCAATATATCCTAATCAGACTGATACACAAAAATTAGGGTCGACTTACGGCGGAGGTATTAGAGCCCTCCATCTTTCAGGTGGAGATAGTACTGGTAATAGTCTCTTGTCTTTTTATGATGATCTTGGTACATATAATAGAAATACATTACAAATATCGGGTGGCAACTCACCTAGCACTGGGGTTGTGAGATTTGTACCAGGGGATGAGCTTTCCTTTCAACCACCACTCACTGGATCTACAAGGTCAAATACTAATACGCAATTTCAGCTTAATCTAACCTTTGCTGAACAAAATGAGGGAAGTAGTAGTGGTAGTTGGTATCAAGGAAAGCTTCCTGGTACCGTAATGGTGATTGGTAGTAGAACCGTAAGCGGGAAGCTAAGGAATGGTACTACGAGCACAGTTAATTATGGTAAGATAGAAATTGCACCAAAGACCAATTCTGCTGGGCAATGTACCGGAAAGGAAATGGCTGGTATATGGGCCAGGCCAGAGGAGACATCAACTACTGCAGGTGGTACTACCAACAATTACTGGCAGAATAAACCAATAGTTTTTAAAGGCTCAGATGGCTCAGAGACAACTACGTCTGGATCTAGACATTATGGTGGTGGTGCAGCTGTTCTTGGTGGTGATGGTGGAAATACATCAGGGCAAGCTGGTTGGGTTACTCTTTCACCAGGTGGTCAAAATCAGCTTGTCGCAACTGAATATGGTAAAGGTGTTCAAATTGGATATAATCCATACTATGACTTACCTAATGGTGCATCTACTAGCGAGGAAAATGCTACTAGGAGATCTGCTGCCCAGATAACAATAGGACCGCCTCTTACTATGAATAGCACATCATGGAATCCTAATTATAAAAAGGATGAAATATTTTTAAAGATTCATCAGCCGCCATCTATAATTAACATCGGTAATACTGATGAGGAAAGAAGAAATGAATCTAGATATGTAATGATGGTTAAAAGTTGCTATTCCGATGCGGATTCAGCTGGAGCAGTAGCTTTTTATAATAGAAACAATTCTAACGGTATAGAATTCTACCCACATTTAGGAGCAAACGATTTTAACCCGCATGTTGAAGAGAATGATACTTTAATAATGCACATGAATAATGGAACAAATGGAGCTGTGCAAGTAGGAGCTGGTGAAGGTGGTTTAGTTATTGGTGCTAAAGATGGTTATTGGGGAGCAATGAGGATTAATCAGGGTGGTGATTATGATGGGCGAGTCGTTAATAACCCAAATGAACCTAAACTACAGTTTTATGGACATGGAAATTATTCTAGTGTAGACGACTTCCAAGATCTAGGATTCCAAGTTAGAAGTATTAACAGTATAGTCGATCATCCTAATGTACTTTCCTGTGATTCAACCAGAAGTATTTTTGCGTCTGGGTGGATGAAAGCTAAACAGGCTGGTGGTATTGCTATTAACGTTAATAATTCATATATACATTGGCAACGAATAGGTAACACAATATCGTGTCATGGTAATATACAGTTTGGTAATGGTGTCGGTCAAAGAATTGTATATCTACCGGTTAAAGGAACAAGTGGTGGTGCCAATCTTGTTAGAGGACACTGTGATATAGTAAAAGGAGGAACTTTAGATGATGTGACTGGCCATGTTGTTCAAGTTGGTAGTGACAGATTTAGTTTTAGAAGAAATGCTGCTTGGGTAAGTTTAGCCAACTCAAATGTACACTTCTCATTTGCTTATATAATGCTATAAACATAATATTAAATTTTTAAAAATGACAAAAAAAGAAAAGAAAGAATTAACTGAATTTATTGACAAATACAAACAGATTGAAACATCTATTGATCTTATGCAAAAAAGTATTCTTAGCTTAGCAGAAAAGAGAGATGATCTATTTAATGATCTTGAAAAAATGAAAGTTAATGAAAAACAGTTTATGGATAAGCTAATAGAAAAATATGGAGAAAGTAATGTTACACCATATAAGTTATTACAGGTCTACGAAGAAGGATTATGATAATTATAAAAAACATAATACAAATACTAACTGATCCTAAAAATACAAGAATGTTTTTATTAGGTGGTATTGTAGTGTTATTTATTTTATTATTTAGACAATGTGAACAAACAAATATAGCAAAAGGAGAAGCTGTTAAAATTAGCAATAATTGGAAAGCATCATTAGATACAATTGAAAATTATATTGATAAGAATGGTAATGCTGCCGCTGAAATAAGAGCTCTTAATTTATCTATAGAAGAAATAGAAGGACAGTTAGAATTTGAAAAAGAAAAACCACCTATAACTATTATTAAAACAGAAACGGTAATTAAAGAAGTTATAGTAGAAGTTCCGGTAGTTATATTAGATACAATTATAAATACCGTGGTTGGTGATTTTAATTCAGCCTTAACGTTTTCAGATAAAAAGGAATGGGGTAAAAGTTCTAGAATTATTGATGCTATAATACCTTATAAAACTTCTGATAGTCTTATATCATTCGGTAATGCTAATATAGGATTAAAGCAAAATATATTTTTAACTGCATCATTAACAAGAGATGTTAAAACAAAAGAATTATTTGTAAATCTTTTAACCGATTATCCTGGTACTACATTTAATAGTGCCGAAGGAATATTAATTGATCAAAAGAGTAAAGCATTTAAAGGTTTACAATATGAAAACAGAAAAACCATAGGTCTAGGTTTACAATTAGGCGTAGGTTTAACTGGAAATCAAATTAGCCCATACATAGGTATAGGTTTAAATTATACACCAAAGTTTTTACAATGGTAAATAAATAAAAAGAATGGAATCATCTAAATTTATACAACTATCAGACGGTATATTATTGGAGTATATTTATACTAGCCAATCAAACCCAACGGAGCTTAATACAGGTACTTATCCTATTGAGATAATGAGGGATGGGCATACTGGTGGAAGTTTTCTTTTTAATACAGAAGCAGTATCACCAGAAATGGGGAACTATAGAGATATATCTGCAGTACCTATTAACGAGAACAAAACACAATACGCGTATTTAGATACCGACGTAGGTGTACCTTATAACGATTTTGATCCAGAATTAACTGATAGTGTAAATTTATTACAATCCTTTAGCCCACAGCAAAACATTGCATATGATAAAATAAGAATACATTTTATATCAGGATTTACATTCACTGGATATGACGGTATAATATTTGAAACTTTAATACCGAGAAGAGATGGTGTTTTGCTTAATCTTTCTTCTATTAATTTTTTAAAGAATGATACACCAGTATTTAACCCAGACCCAGTATTAATAAACGATAAGTTATTTGCAAGTTACATAGAATGGAGAGTACCTTCATTGTTCTTTATGAATAACACCTTTAATACAGGAGATCCTAACGGATTAGGGTATAGGTTAACTGAAGGTCAAGGATTTTTAAGTACACCTACAATTACATTTAAAGCTACCGGTATATATGAAACTATAGTAGATAACGGATATAGTTATTATAATGTTGAAGAGATAAACGCAGCAACATTTGCAAGTAGAGATATATACGATAATCTTTACGCAGAAGTTAAGGAGGCTGATGGTGGAGACTATTTTGAATTGAGTGGTCAGGTTACCGGTTCAACTTTTGCTAATTTTATTGCTCAATTAAACTCTTCTTCTGGTGGTGCTGATAATATAGTATTTCATGAAATTAATGTAAGTGAACAAATAGGTACAAACTTTATAAAAACCAGCACACAAGTATTTACACAAACTACGAATTTTGATAACCCTATTTTATTTAGGCCTATTATTTTAAACAGTGCAGTTGCCGCGTCGTTTTCTATTAATTATATGTTAAGAATTTATAACCGAGCTGATAATACTCAAATAGTGAAAATTGCTAAATTGACTTCATTTGATGTTAATAAGTATGGTCGAAGATTAATGAAAATAAATTTAGGTGTAGTACCAACTGTTGCTAATGTTTATAATCAAGTAGCAGAAGATGATGGTAAAAACATAATTGTAAATAATGGCGGTGTTGGTAATAATCCAGGACAGACGTCAGATCAAATAGTAGAACAGCTGGTAGTAAAGACAAAATATGTAACTTCATTTAGAGATAGAATAAATGTAAAGGCTGCAATTTCACCAGCAAAAATACAAACAATAACAGAAAACGATGGCAGCACAACAGAATAACGCGAAGACTACTTCAAATGCAAATACTAACATGCCGAATGAAACTACAACACCACTAGGAGTTCAAACTGATGTTGCAGTTACTGCTGAGAGTTATGAATATTTTAAAAAATTTACTTCTTTAAATCCTGGTGCAGAACCTTTACCTGAAGGCGATGGGACTATTAGGATTTCCCCATTTGATGACTATATAATTTTTACATTATTCGATGAAACAGGCAATGATGGTGAGCTAGCAGATACTCCAATTGACTTAAGTAATGTTGGAACTTTAACATTAGTTTTTATTGGTGAAACCGATGAAATAAGAATTCCTAACTGGACACAAGTACAAGAGGTTGACCTTTCGCAAGGACAGGTGTTATTTAGAATAAGTAAAGAAGATTCCAAAAAGATCTTAGCTTTAGATAATAATATTTTTTATGTATCTACAAGAATGGAGAATGAAAGTGGAGTTAGTGACGAAAGTGCAATTTATTCAGGTACCTTTTTAAGTTTGCAAGATTCTGTACAAAAAAACATGACAGATAGATTAAATCGCCAAGCTGCAATATATGCTGCTGATATGGCAGGTAAGCAAAGAATCATAGATAATTATGAAACTGAACTACGTGAAATGATTTCGTTAGATGAAGATCAAACTGCAACAATAGCTGGATTAGAAGCATCTAATTTACAATTAACAAATGAGTTAGCATTATTATCAGAACAGTTAGGAAGTACTGAATCTGAATTGGCATTAAAGACTTCTCAGTTAATTGCACAGTCATTGGAAAGATTAAAAAGAAAAAGATCTCAGATATTTGCCATACAAAAAAATGCTAAAGCACAGGCTTCTAAAGCAAAATCTATAAGCTTTTATAAACAGGCCGCTAAACTTAATGAAGACTTTGTTTCCACTGCTAACCCAGTGTATGACCCAGAGCCTGGTAAAGGGGTTCTTATTGATCCGGACTATAACCCAAACCAAGGCAGTGATTTTTTAAATAAATAAGAGATGATATTAAGCGCAAGAAATAATCAGTTTAAATTTGAATTTCCTAGAAATTTTATACCTAAGGAAATTTCAGATAAGTATAAGCCATACTTAAATAAGATGCCAGGCTCTATGATTAAAGAACCTATTGATTACTTTAATTATGGAATACAGTCAATGAATTTACCAGGTCCTTCATTTGATCCAATATCGCAAAATGATTTTCCTGGAAATACTAGAAAGTTTAGAACTAGTTTACCTAAACAAGAATTGTTTGATAAATCATTAACTATAACAATGCAAGCGTTTGATGGTTGGGTCAATTATTGGATGGCTATCGAGGTGTTTGATTATTATTATAAACAAAGTGGAAAAAATCCGTTTGTACCAGAAGGAGTAGGATTACAAATGATTGATGGTAATGGCAATATTTTTGTTACATGCCAATTAAAGGATATGATTTTTACTGGTGTTAGTGCATTGGATTTAAACTTCTCAAGTAACACGATAGAATTTCAAACATTTGATATTGACTTTAGCTATAACTTATTAGAAACTGTAGTTAATCTTACTTAATATATAAACAAATAGAAACAGCAATGAAAACATTTAAAGATTACCTTACTGAAAGCCATAATGAATCTATAGATATCCAAAATCTATTAAACGAATCTTATGATTTAACAGAAGAGCAAGAAACTGCAATTGATAATGCAGTAGATAGAATTATGGAGGAACATAATAACGGAAAAGACTTAGAGGTTATTATGGAGGAAATAATTAATGAAGGTATATTAGGATCTGTTTTAGGTGGTCTTACCGGTTTTGCTTTAGGTAAATCTGTAGGAAAGGCTATTGCAAAAGTACTAGGTATTCAAAAAGGAGCCTTGTATGATTTATTAACCAGTCGATTAATCGGTGCTGCATTAGGAGCAGTATTAGGTAAAAGACTCTAATCCATTATAATTGATTTACTCAGGTATAGATTTTTCTCTTAATAGTCCAGGTACATGTACACAGGACCATAAAGGCAAATACACATTTATTACATTCTTTAATTACGGTAATAGAATATGGGATGAAGAAGGTAGAAAGATACCGAAGTCCTTTTCGGTTCATAAAGAATTAATGGACGATAAAACAATATTAGGGTTTCCTTATTATAGACAAGTAAAGGATAAGGACTTTTTACTTAGGGAAAGAGAAAAACTCACAGATGGTCAAAACATAGCCGACTTAATTTCAAATATTTTAATAACATTATATGGAACAGAAAACCATAAGATTGCACTAGAAGGTTTTTCGTATGGATCAAAAGGGAATTCATTCATTGACATTGTTCAGTATAATACATTCTTAAGAAATGAAATTGTAAATTCTTGGGGTGTAGAAAATATTTCAATTTACCAGCCATCACATGTTAAGAAATTAGCAGGTAAAGGTAATGCAAATAAACATTATATGGTTAAAGCATTCCAAGACGATGTTTTTAACGATAAAGATTTAAGGAAAACTAAATTATGGAAATGGACTCAAGGTAAAGACTTTACAGAAAAGATCCCTAAACCAATAGATGACCTTGTAGATGCGTACTTTATATTAAATGCAAATAAAGAAAAAGGGTGGTCATTAAAAACTTAATACATAGAATACCACTAAATACTTTAATGACTAGTAATTACATACTTCTCTTTCTTTAATTTAGTATATTTTATATATAGAAACCAGAACTTAGTTTCAGAATATTATGATAAAAGCGATAAAAAATAGAATATTTATTAAAAAAGATGAATTACCAGAAAAAATCGGTAACATATATGTCCCAAAAACAGAAGGTCAGTATGCACCACCATATTCAGGTACTATCATTTCTGTAGGCGGTGACATAGAAGATCCGGATTATAAAGTAGGATCACGAGTACTATTCCACGACTTAGCAGGCACAGAGTTTAAATATGATGGCAATACCATATTCAGCATCAGAGAAAATGATGTAACCGCTATTATACAATAAAAAAGTTCTATTTAGACTGAAACTAAATAGAGATATGAATATATAATAAACAAAGGAACTGATATTATTCAGCGACTTATAAACAGGCATATAACAAGGCAAAGTATATTGGCAATACCCGGGCAAATTAAAAATAGGCAGAGCTGCGTTATATCCACAATTAATAACAAAGTAAAAATAAAAAGGCAATTAAAATGGCAAATGAATTCGACATTTTCAGTGTAAGCGTCAAGGACCTTGACACTGGAGACAGACCCGCACCAAGTAGCGATCTGTACACACCAAAACCCGACCAGGGAACTGACGGTACTTACCGTTCACTAATTAGGTTTCTTCCTAATGTAAAAAACCCACGTAAACCTTTCGTTCGTAAATATGTCTATTGGTTAGAAGATAGAGATGGCAACGGCTTCTACGTAGATTCACCTTCAACAGTTGGAGAGAAATGTGCAGTACAAGACATGTTCTTTAAACTTAGAAATTCTGAATCTGCTGTAGATAAAAAGATGTCAGAAGGACTGAAGCGTAGAGAAGTATTTTATGCATTAGTGCAAATCGTAAAAGATCCACAGAACAGAGATTTAGAAGGACAAGTTAAAATCATGAAATTTGGTTATAAGATTAAAACCAAAATTGATGAGGAATTAAATCCACAATTTGATGAACCTACTCAAGTATTCGATCCGTTTGAAGGAAAGAATTTTGAATTAGTAATTTCTAAGAAAGGTGGTTATCCTAACTATGATTCTTGTAAATTTCAAGGAAGTAAATCCGCTATGACGATTAACGAAGAAGCAGTAACTTCTGATGACGCAGGTAGAACTGCAATTCTTGATTTTATTAAGGATGCACCAGAGTTAGCAAACTTTGATTACCGTCCTTGGAATGATGAACAGCGAAATAAAGTAATGGGTGTACTTTCTCAATTTAGTAACCCAGGATCTTCTATTGAAACTGTTACTAAAAAGCAAGACGCACCAGAACCAGTAAAAGTAGCAGCCGCTGTATCGGCGGTAAATGAAGCTGCAGGATCTGCTGCACCAACTGCAACTAAAACTGAAGATTCTTCTAAAGGAGATGATTTCGATGATTTCATTAATGGTTTAGATCTTTAATAGTATGGCAACAGAAGTAATAATATCTTCTGAAATGAAAGCTCGGATCATCGATAAGGTGGTCCGAGTTCTTCATACTAACCATTCTCATCCAGAAAAAAGAAGATTATTAGAAAGTAAAGAAAGATTAAATTTTGCATGTCCATATTGTGGAGATTCAACAGATAGTCCTAGAAAGAAAAGAGGAAATTTATACTGGAGCAATTTACAGTTTCATTGTTATAACTGCTCTGCTCATGAAAGTTTAGATGTTTTTCTTAAAGATCATAATGTAAACTTTGAAGGTGAAGATCGTATAGATGTAATTAATTTTATTAAAGAAAATAGAAAAAACTTTTCTTTAGGAGAAAGTTTAGAATTTCATTTATTTGAAATGGCTAATAAATTAGCATTAACATTTGATGAGGTTGCTTTAGGCTTTAATGTGTATCCTATAAATAGTTTAACATACCGAGCATACCCTTATTTAAAAAGTAGATTACTTCATCATAAAACTGAAAGATTCGGTTATGACCCAAGAAGAAAAGAACTATATGTATTTAATCTTAATTCCAAAGGAAACATTATAGGTTTTCAAGTTAGAGCATTAGATGATAATAGCGGTCCTAAATATAAAACATGGAATATAGAAAGAATATATGACAGGCTTAAAAAACCTTTAAATATAACTGAAGAAGAACTAGATTCTTTAAACAAAATATCAATGATCTTCGGTATACTAACAACAGATTTGAGTAGACAGTTCACGGTATTTGAAGGTCCTATTGATTCATTCTTTATGTCAAATACCATTGGTCTTACTGGTGTTAAAAAACAAATATTGGATTTTGATGATATACCTACCGTTAGATATTTCTTTGATAATGATATTGAAGGTAAATCAAAAATGATCCAAAAACTAAAAAGAGGTAATACTGTTTTTATGTGGCAAAAGTTTTTAAAGGATTTTAATATTCCTTCAAAAAAGGTAAAGGATTTAAATGACTTAGTTAAGTATGAATTTAAACATAGAACAGGGTGCTTGCATGAGTTGGATAAATATTTTACAAACAATCATTTAGATCTTATATTTATATGATAAAAAATTACAACAATTTTGTGACTGAACAATTTGATGATTTTTATAATGATTTAGCAATCTCTAAAAAGAAGCTTAAATTATTTACTAAATTTAAAAAGATTAAAACTGATGATGTAAAAACAACCTTTACATTACCGCAACCTAAGAAAAGGTTTCAGCCAAAGATTAAGCAGTACAAAAAGATTAATAACGATAAAGGAATATTTTAATGGCATTTGATGATACACAAATAAAAGAGGCTAATGAACAATTAGAACTTAGATTAGGTTCTGATAGGAATGATTGGAAAGCAAAAATCAAAGATCTTGTTTCTAAGCTAAAAAACATGAATGAATTAGCAGAGTGCCAAGTAAGAATGCTTTCATACCGGCAAATCTTATTAGACAAAGTAACTGATTTTAAGACCACCATATATAAAAGGAATGCTACTTGGGACAGGTATTATAAGAACCAATATCGAGAGTATTCAGTTAACTATGATGTTAAACTAACTAATGGCGAAAAGCATCAATTTATAAAAGCCGATCTGTCTTCTTTAAAAACTCAGATTGACATGTTACAATCACATATAGATTATTACTATGAATGTATTAAGACTTTAGATAACATGGCATTTGCAATAAGAAACAGAATAAACTTAGATGATAAGGAATTTTAATGGAACTATCTCTGTCTGAAAATAAAAAGTTTTTAGTAATTGATTCATGTACCGAATTGGAATATGAACAGTTAAAATCTAGTCTTACTAAGAAAATAGAAGGTTGGCGGTTCCACCCTTTAGTAAAGAAAAAGGTATGGGATGGTAATATTTCGTTTATTAAAAGAAATAAAATTCCGGCAGGGTTATGGAAAGAAGTTATAGACATCTGTAAACAATATGATTATCAATTTACACTAAATGGCATAACTGATATTTTTGATACTTCGATAGATGAAGATATGTTTAGAGGTTGGGTAGATGAATTTTTTGCAAAGTCTGAAATTAAACCTAGAGATTATCAGATTGATGCTGCAATTAAAATTTTAAAATATAGAAGGTGTTTAGCTGAATTGGCAACGTCTGCAGGTAAAACTTTAATTTCATTTATGGTGGTTGCTTATATGATGGAACAATTAGGCAAAAAGAAAATCTTAATGATCGTGCCTAATGTAAGTTTAGTAGTTCAGGCGAGTGGAGATTTTGAAGAATATAATAAAGGCAGAGTACCTATTAAGATTCAACAAATTTATGCAGGAGTTAAACTAAGAAAGAGTTCTAATATAGTTATAGGTACTTATCAATCATTAACTAAAAAAGACGAGGAATACTTTAGCCAATTTGATGCAGTATTTGTAGATGAAACTCATAAAGCAAAAGCAAATTCAATCCAAAAGATAATGGATAAATGTTGGCACTGTGATTATAGATTTGGTTTAAGTGGTACTATACCTAAAAGAGGAACTGTAAATAGACTTAGTTTAATGTCGGCAATGGGCCCACTAGTAACTCAAGTAAAGGCTGCTCATTTACAGGAAGAAGGTCATATTGCAAAATGTAAAGTTTTACAGATCCACATGGAATATGCAACCGATGCACAAAAAGAAGCATTCTCATCTCTGTCTAAAAATCCGTATGATAGACAAAAGCTATTTAGTTTAGAACAAAACTTTATTAACGAAAGTGAAAAGAGACTAGACTTCGTTTGTCAGGTAATTAAAAAATCAACATCCAACTCATTAGTCTTATTTCATAAAATAGCATACGGTGAAAAACTATATCAAAAGCTTAGAACAATAACAGATAAAAAAGTCTATTATGTTGACGGTTCTGTTAAGTCTGATTTTAGAGAAGAGTTTAAAAAGAGAATGGAAAAGAATGATGATGTTATTATTGTAGCATCATACGGAACATTCTCAACAGGTATTTCAATTAAAAACATTCATAACATTTTCTTTACTGAATCATTTAAATCAGAAGTAATTATCAGACAGTCAATAGGTAGAGGTTTAAGAAAACATGAAGCCAAAGATGTTGTAAAAATATATGACTTCATTGACGATTTTAGATATAAAGTAGATGATCATGACTGGGTAAATTATATCTATAGACACGGTATGGAAAGAAGAAAAATATACAAGGAAGAAAAGTTTCCTTTTGAGGTACAAAATGTAAGGTATTAATATAGAATATCTTTCTCATGAGAGATGGATATATAAAAAAAGAATCAAAAAAAGATAATTATAATGAAACCAATTAAAAAGTTTTCACTGATGGCTAAAGCTGATGATTCAATTAATGAATCGGCTGACCCAAATCATGATGCTGTAATGGATCTAGTTAAAAAGATGGGTTACGAAAGTGTCGAAGAATTAAAGAAAGAAAAAAATCTTTTAACTAAATTAGAAGGTTTATTAAAAGATGTTTCACCAAAGGACGATATTTCTGAGGATGAACTTGAAGAAGATAGAGCCGAAGATATAGCTGATGAAGTTAAAAAGAAAGGTGAACCTAAATCATTAGAATCTGAAGAAGATAAAGATGAAGATAAAGTTGGTACCGATGGTGAAGTTGCTGAAACTGATGAAGTTGAAGAAGACTCTGCAAAAGATATTGAAGATGAAGTATTAGCTAAAGGCGAACCTAAAGATGTAGAAGATAAGGCAGGTGATAAGGTATCTGATGATCCTGAAATTACCGCTGAGGTTCCTGCTGAAGCTGATGAAGTTGAAGATGAGGAAGGTGTTGAGGTTGCTGCTGAAGAAGAGGAAACTCCGGCTGCTACAAAAAGAATTATGGCTTTCGAAGATTTCATTAAAGAAAAAGAAGTTACAATAAATAAGAATGTCAAATATCACGATGATGATGAAGAGAAAGAAGACTATTCTGTTGTTGCTGCATCTGCCGATGCTATTTCTGAGGATGATGAAGATAAAGGAATGGAAGATGAAAAAGAAGGAGATGAGTTAGAAGACAAAGGTGATAAGAAAGTTGATTCTGAAGATGACAAAGAAAAGGCTGACCATTATAAAGGAGCTGTAAAATCTGATGACTCCGAAATTGATGCATTAAAGAAAGATGCTGAATATGATGAAGAAGAAGAAAAGAAAGATGAATCAAGAATTATGTCTTTTTCAAATTTTGTAACTGAATCGTATGATGAAGAAGAAGTAGAAGAAGAAGAAGAAATAGAGGCTGAAGAAGAAGCTGTAGAAGAAGCGGTAGGTGAAGTAATTACTAAAGTTACCGGTGATGAAATTGCTGATGAAGAAGCTGGTGATGATGGCCTTGCTATTCCTGCAGAAAAAGGCGACGGTTCTGAAACTGCTGCTGGTATTGCTGGTGATATAATGGATATGGGTAAAGTAAAAGTACAACCTGAATCAAAAGGCGAAGAATTAGTTACTAAAGACCAAAAGATTACAACTGAAGTAAAAGGTGAAGCTGATGATCTTAAGGATGCTACTGAAGTTCCTGCAAAAATGGGAGATGGTTCTGAATCTGCCGCAGGTATTGCTGGAGACATAATGAATATGGGTAAAGTAAAAGTTCAGCCAGAAGCAAAAGGTGCTGCATTAGTTGGAGAAGCTAAGATTACAGAAAAAGAAATTACTTCTGCTGATGAATTTAAAGAATATGCAATGGCAATTCTAAAAGATGCATTCGGAGATGATTTTGATGAAACTAAAGCAACTGAAACTGCTGATGGATTAATTAAGAAGTATGGTGAAGATTACGGCGCAATGGTCGGAGCTTTACAATCTACTATGGGATCATAATAAAAACAAAAACTAAAGATATGGGTAATATAAAAAAGTTTGCGGATTTCGTAAATGAAAACTTAAATGAAGCTGAATTACCATCATGGGTTGAAGGCGGTCCTTATGACTCCCTCAAAGATATGACAGGTAATATTGATCTTGATGGAATGACAGTAGCGGATATTAATAAAAATTACCAACCAGCTTTAAAATATTTAGGAGTAAAATCTATTGCTGATATGGGATATCTTTCAAGTACTGCTAATGATGATGAATTGTATGATATTGTTTCGCCTCAAATGAAAGGTTCCAACCTTCTTGGTAATGATAGAGGGAAAGGAATGGATCCATCACCATACACAGCTGCTTATAAAGGAATGCTAGGAGACGTAAAAATAATTATAGTACAAGATATTAATCAAGAAAATAGTTATGCATACGCTGCGGTTGATTCTAGAGGAAACCTTAAATAAACATAAACATGAAACATATAAAATTGTTTGAACAATGGCTGGCCGACAAAAGCCAGCCATTTCTTTTTGAAGGAGGTGCCGCTGGTCACATGGCCCATCCATTTGACGATAAAGATTTAACCTTTGGTGATTTTAAGGCAATGATAGATGCTGGTCTTAGAGGTGAATTAAACTTTGAAGAAGATGCTACTGAAAAGACCGATGGCCAAAATGCATTTGCTACTATCCAAGACGGTGAAGTTAAATTTGCAAGAAACAAAACAGAGTTAAAGAATCCAATGACTCTTTCTGAATTTAAGAATAAATTTGAAGGGCATCCTAGTAAATTAGTACAAGATACTTTTCAATTTGCTGCACAGGATTTAGCTAGGTTGCTAATGGCTCTTTCTCCAGCTGACCAAGAAAAATATTTTAAGAATGGAAAAGACTTTATGAACATGGAGTTAATCTATTCACAAAACCCTAATGTTATTCATTATGATACAGATGTAATTCAATTTCACGGGATAAAGGAAACTGATGGTAACGGTAACATTACAGGCACTAATAATAAACCTGCAAAAGAAATTGCAGATATACTTAAAAAGGTACAATCAGATATTGGTAAAACTTTTAAAATAATTCCACCTAGAGTTATTAAATTACAAAAAGATTTGGATTTTACCACAAACAAGAAAAGATTTATAAACCAAGTTAACGCATTAGAAAAAAGATACGGTTTAACTGATAGCGATGAAGTTGCTAAATATCACGAAATGTGGTGGAGAGAATTAATTGATAAACAATTCCCTACATTATCTCAAGATGTAAAAGAAGGTTTACTTAAGAGATGGGCGTACGGCGATAAGAAGAGTTTAAATATGAGATCTCTTGCTAAACAAATTGGACCTAAAGAAGCTGCACTAGTTAAAAAGTTTGACAAAGAAGATGTTGCTAAAAAGTATAAAGAAAACATTAGACCTTTTGAAGATCTGTTCTTAGAATTAGGATCTGTGATTCTTAAAAACGCATCTGACTTTTTAGCAGCTAATCCATCCGATGAAGCACAAAGGCTAAGAGCTCAAATACAAACAGCAGGAAGTAAAATTAAAAAGACTGGTGGGGCTGATCAAGTAAGAAAGGTAGAAGCTGAACTAGCAAGGCTTGATAGAATTGGTGGAATAGAATCTATATTTCCAACTGAAGGAATAGTATTTAAATACAAAGGAAAGATTTATAAACTTACTGGTACATTTGCTGCAATCAATCAATTGTTAGGTATCATTAAGTTCGGTAGGTAAATAGTAGATACACCTATACAGCTCACCTGTATTAAGAGATAACATTTACGGTATTTGTATATACTCTGATTAGTACAGAGTATGATAAAGGATAGGTATATACTATCCTTTTTTTATATAGCTATTTAATCAAAGAATATATAAATTGACAATATAAAATAAGCAAATGAAAGAGTTAACTCAAATTTATAAAGATGCAGGCCAACAATTAATAGAAGATCTTTTTAAGGATTATCTTATAGTATCCGAAAAACTATCAGGTTCTTCATTTTCATTTAAAAAAGACGGTGAAGGAATTACTTTTTATAAAGGTGGAAACCAAAAACCTATTAACTTAATTGATAGGACTATAATGGTTTATTATGAAAAGCCTATTAATTTTATAAAATCTGTAACCAGCAAAAATCTTTCTTCCATTCCTGAGAATTGGAAGTTCTGTTTTCAATATTTTGTAAATACTAATCCTGGTATTATTACTTATGATAGGCTACCTAAAAATAATTTAGTACTTACTCATATTAAAGTAATGACACCAGCTGGTAAAGTTACAAAGGTTATAGAAGATCCTAGGGTAATTAGAGACTGGGCAAACGCACTAGGTGTTACTCCACTACTTCCATTATTTAAAGGTTACTTAACAGAAGATCAAAAGAAAAAGATTAAAGAATTTTTAGAAACGCCAAAAGAAGATCATGCTGAGATTTTTAGTACTAATTCATTTGCTGAATATTTACTTAGAATTCTAAATCCTAATATTCAATCAACGACTTTACAAAACGATCTTAAGAAGCCTATAGAATCTATTGTATTTAAATTTTACAAATCTGGTACTAAACAAGTTATTGCTGCTAAGTTAATAGATCCTTATACAATTAATTTAATGAAAGAAAAGGAACCTATAGATATGAGAAAGGCTCCTGCTGATATTAATGAAATTATTTTATTGGATCTTTTAGCATTTATAGAAGAAAGAGGAATTAAGAAGCATGAGATTTTAGGGGATGGTGAAGATATGAGATACATAGAATTAGTTTCAAATATATTTAATGACTATGTAACTAAAAGAGGGAAAGATATTGCAAAGATTGATATTGAAAAAGCTGAGTTTGCTAAAGGTAAAGAATTTGATTTAAATGTAGAATTAATACCAAGCCAAAGAACTAAAGATATCCTTAACAGTAACCCTAAGCTAAAAGACTTGTTTAAAATAATGTTAGGCTCTTTAAAAAAGAAAAGAAAGAACACTGGTAATATTATGACGCCATCAGTTGTTGAAGATTTTAATAAAATGGTAGATAAAGTAACCGATGTAATTCAAACAAAAGATGATGGTAAATTTAAAACCTTTGATGATTACTTAAAAATCAAATCAACCAATGAATCTCTTTTACCTAACGCTGAAGAACTATTAATTGAAGATAAAGTTTTAGACTATAACAACTTTATTAATTTAGGTAAAGTTATTGTAGAAGATAATAGAAAGAGTGGTGAAATTTGGAAAACCTCAACAGGGTTTAGAGGACAGGATGCTAACGGTGATAGAAAAACATTTAAGTCTAAAGAACAGACTCAATCGTGGATAAAAACCGGAAGAGAGGATGTTGATAAAGAACCTACTGAGAAAACTGAAGATTTTGATATTTCTAAAATTGATAAAAAGAAAAGTCCTGCTGCTTTTGATATAGCAAAAGACATAGATAAAATTGAAGATCCAAAACAAAGAGAAGAGGCTAAATCATTTGTTAAGAATTTAACAGATTATGAAATGGCTGAACCGGGTTCACCTGAAAGAAAAAAGGCTTTAGAGAAATTCTTTGAAGAAGGTGGTATTAATAGAAATGCGTTAGGAACTGATACAAATAAATTTTATGTAGGCCAATCTGATGAGTATGAAGGTTCAGGTAGAGGTAATAGGTTTAATAAGAAAACAGGTTTATCATATAGTAAAGCTTTTACTAAAGGCCAAACTGCTAAGATGATGGCTGATGCTGAAGAACTAGGAGTTTTAATTCCTATGCAAAATGGAATACCAAGAACTAATGGAAAAAGATTAGCACCTACAAATGTTCATACTGATTCAAAAGGAAAAAAACCTAAAGCAGTTGCTGTAAAGGTTTCTAAAATAGAACCTAAAGGAAAACCCGGTGATAAAGACTATGATCCAGGTGGTGTTAAGATTGGTGGTGAGAATGGTGTAGAGATGAAAAACACTCCTCCTATGACTGAAGGCCAAAGGGCTGACCTAAAAGAAAAATTTAAAAAGGCAAAACCTAATGCAACAGAAGAAGAGATTAATAGATATGTTGCTATTAATGAAACTTTTAGAGAACAAAATAATCAAAAGATTAAAGACATACAAGAAAAAGAATTAACTATAATTCCTATTTTGGACGAAAATGATCAAGAGATAGATGTTTTTACAAAGGACGGTCAAAAGAAAGCGGTTAAGGCTGTTTCTAAAAATGTAACAGGTAAGGTTAAAGAAATATTAAATTCTCCACCAAAGATAACACCGTCACCAGATTTACAAAAAGCTTTGGATGATTTTGATACAGCTGCATCTGATTTTGCAGATGGTAAAATAACACAAAAAGAATTTAAAAAACAAATGGATGATACTTTATTAGAAATGATAAATGATCCTCATACTAGGCCAGGTATGCCAGACTTAGTAGAAACATTTGCTATGATGGAAGATTTGAGCGAAGGTAGAGCATCAGTTTCTCCAGATGCTGCAAACTTTGCATTAGCTGATATAATAACATTTGATCCTGCTGAACTACCACCAAACGCCACACCTGAAGAAGTAAACAAACATATTAATGTTATGACAACTTCAAGTGGTAGTCGTTCAATTAAATTTGAAGCAGGTGGAGCTAGCCAATCAAGTAATAAAATAGATGCAACAGAATATGCTGACTTTAATGATAAGATTAAAGGCGCAGAAATAAAATCAGATTTACAAGATTTAACAAATAAGCAATATGATGACATTTACAATGTACAAGAAGAGCCGCCGTTTAAAACATTAGAAGGAGTAACTAATAATGCCAAAAGCTTAGCTAAAAAATATGATGTAGATTTAGAAGGTTTAGATCCACTTAGTGATAAGAAGAGGGCGGTTTATGAAAAGCGTGCTGATAAGAAAATGGTAGGTAATGTTATTAAAGAATATAAAGAAAAAGGTATTGACTTAAGTGAAGATGATGCTAAAGATTTATTAGTTAGGAGATGGACTGCAATGGATATGAATGGTAAAATAATGCAAGAGGTTAATAACAAACAACAGATGTCTCAATCATTTACCAACCGTTCTTATAATACTGATCCTGCTGATGCAGGTACATCTAATCCTGATAATCCAGAAGTTATGAAAGATGAAGATGGTAAGCCAATAGTAATTTTAGACATGGAAGGTAATCCTAAGTTAAAGAATGGAAAGAAACAGTATAGGAGAAAACAGAAAATGAAAATAAAAGAAACAAATGGAGTTTCTGATATGGCTTGTATGAATTATGCTGATAACCCAGGCTTTAGTAAAACAGGAAAGCCTACAAATAAAATGCCAGCCAGAGTTGTTAATTGTAAAGATAGCAATAAGTGGCTAGGTTCTTAATATTAATTTAATAAGAGTGAATAAATAAAAAAAGTGTACATGGATAATCTAAAAAATATACAAGATTTTATAACAGAAAAAAGAGTTACTGTTAAGAGGAGATATACTGAAAAGCATCCAGCTAAAAATGTATCTACTGCTGCCAGGGTTCGTTCTGCTATTTTAGATGCTGTTGCTGATGGACATTTAACTGAAGATGAGGTTAACAATATCTTATCTGAAATAAAGGCTCACAAAAGATGGCTTAAAAGAAATGTAGGATTATTTAATATCAGTGAAGATGAGACTGGGATTAAGAGATATTCCTTATCTCCTTATGGTCATAGAGTAAGAACTGCAACTGCTCCACTTAATGAAGCTTTAAAAGTTCCTCATAAAGAACAAGGTAAGAAAAAGGTTAATATGTTTGTTGGTAGATTCCAACCTTTTACATTAGGTCATGTTAAAGTATTTGAAAAAATGTATAAAGAAAATGGAAAACCTGTAGTTGTATTTTTAGTTAGAGGAAAAAACAACGATCCTGAGAAAAGACCGTTTGATGAAGAAATGCAACAAGCAATGTTTGCTAAGATGGCAAAACAATATCCATTTTTAGAAACTGCTATTGTAGTTCCTAATGGTTCAATTGACACGATGTTTGCAGCAGCAAGGCCAGCATATGAACCTGTGATGTGGGGATATGGAACGGATAGAAAAAAATCATACGGTGCAATGATTGACAAACAATCATACCGAGATCAATTAGGAGTAGATCCTGATTTTAAAGGTTTTGAGATTTTTAGAACTGATGATAACATTTCAGCATCTAAAGTTCGTAATGCATTAAAGATAGATGATGAAAAGACTTTTAAGAAAATGACTCCTAAAAGCATACATAGTTTTTATAAACCATTACAAAATATATTAGAACCAATAAAAGAAAATAACAATATGAAAAATTTAAAATCACTAACAAGTTTTAGCATTGACGAATCTTTGAATGAAGGTAAAAAAGCTAAAGCAAAAAACCCTAATAAAGTAAACACTATAGATGTTGATTTATCTGGAGACGATTCAGATATAATGGATGCAATTAAATCATTTAATCTAAAGGTTAAATCTAACGGAGCCAATAAAGGAACTGGGTATGATATGACAGGTAAAAATAAAGATATTCTTGATTATTTACAAAGTGACTATTATGCATTAGATGCTAGAGATATTGAGGATATGTTTCCAGAATTATTAGAAGGTGAAATCAATGAAGAGTATATTGAATTAATGCCTGGGATGGAAGAAGGGTTAGAACAAATAGTAGAAGGTTGGATAGAATGGAAAGGCGGCCCTGCAACAGAAAAGACTGACATTGCTCCAGCAAGAAAAGAATTATTAAACTTTTGTACAACTTATTTAAAAAAGAATATTAAGTAATGTCTAAAGACGTAAAGGAAAATGAAGCAGGTACTGTTGGCCTAAATCCTAATATGAATGTACAGGGCATGGGAGCAGTTGAGCTTCCTGGCGATCCTGGTTCTGCAAATTCTTTTGCTACACAAAAGGTTGGCAGTGGTGATGATCCTGAAGGAAAAAAGAAAAAGAAAAAGAAAATGTTACTTCTATCATTTGATAAGTACATGGAACTTTTAAAATCAAAATAAATAAGGTATAATGGCAATACTACCAAAATATCAATTAGAGGCTCTTTTTGAAGCTGGTGATTTAATGACTGAAACCACCTTAGGCGACTTTATTGATTCGGCATATAATCCTGTTCTTCAAGCAGGTGCAAACATAATATTAACTACCGTATCTACCTCATCTGGTGATACTATAACAATATCATCAACTGGTGGCGGTGGAGGTTCCCCAATTATAGAAGGCCCAGGTATAGACATTACAACAGTAGGCTCTGATGAGAAGGTATCTGTTGATTTAGATAATAGCCAGACTAATTTAATATTTAATGGTAGCAATAAATTAACATTTGCAGGTATTCATATAAAAGACGAAGGTTCAGTAGTAGGTACTTACCCAACAATTAATTTTATAGGTATTGATGTATTAGCTGAAGATAGCGGCAGTCCAGGCCAGGTAAATGTTTATATACCAACACCAACATTCGCTTCTCACTTTAATACTACAGATGGTACTACAAATGGTATTGTTGCAGAGAGTGGCTTCACAAGAAGTATAGTAAGAATAAGTGACCCAACAGACGAAGCTAACGGTATTCCATTTAAAACAGGTGGTTGGGCAGGTACTAATCGATCTTCATATAATAATACAACAACAGCAGTTAATACATTTCAAACTGCACAACAGGTTACTGGCTTTAGTGTTGATGCTACTGGTGATGCAACAATAACAGTTGCAGTACTCGATGCAGATGGTAGTACAGCGATGCAGTCATTTACAACAGGAACTATTTTTGCCGATGGAACTCAATCATTAAATGACATAAGTGTAAATATTTCTAGTTATGCTAATGATACTTCTAAAAGAAAAGGTGTTGTTACAGTTAATGTAAACATGGCATCTCTTTTTTCTAATGCAGGTAGGAGCGGTGGTAGATATCATGTCGTTGTAAGAATGGACACTGATACTGCAACTGATGGTGGTAATATTTACGTATATACACAATCAGATGTATTTTGGGATATTAATAATGAAGGTGGGTATCCAGCAACTCCTATAATTAACGGAATTGTAGCAATACAAGAATCTGCAGTACCTGCAAATATAAAAACTAAACATTTAAGTGGTATTGAGTATTACATATTAGATTCAGAGTTCGAAATTGATGTTACTGATATAGATAATCTTAATGCAAATACACAAGGTAGAAGCTTAGGTGCTGGTTATAATTTCTTAGCACAAGCTAGTGACTATGGTTTAACTGATTTACAGCAATCTGCATGGAGTCCTACGTTAGGTACTTTTGCAGGTTGGACTAATTTATGGAATTGTAATGATATTAATTATTCTTATGATAATTGGGATATAACTAATACTTTTTACAGGTTTAGGGGCGATGATGCAGTATGCACATCAACTGTTTTTGATCCATGGAATTCATCATTACAAGAATTATCAGGTACTAATTCTATTTTAATTGATACTTACCCTAGTAGATCTACTAATTTAGGAGAGGCATTTGCTGATGAGACTGAAAGGCTTTATAGAGATACTGTAACTAGTTCATATGTTGCATGGGATTCTACTAAATCATTATCTGATGTATCACAACCGCCTAACGGAACAGGGCCTGCCGGTACATTTAATAATGGGTGTATAGTAGGTAGCTATTTAGTACAAGGTTCTCAATTCTTTAAGGATAATGGTGATTCTCCATTAATAGGTTCTTTAATACCTAACCTGGCACCATACAAACCAGACAAATCAGGTACTAATCCTAATTATTCAACATTAACCAATATACCGGTATATCATAGAAGTTTTTATACGGCATCACCTCTAGCTATATCCAATGTAGTTTTAGATTTTAGCGGTTCGTTTGGTGTTAGTGGTAATGCAACAACAGCATTATCAAATTCTCAAATGAAAATTTATATAAGGAGAGAGGGTACTAATTCAGTTGGTGATACTGGCTTTAGTGCTAATCCATTAGCTGTACATGGAGGATTATATAATTCAGGCTCACCAGGTAGTCCATTTGATGATGGTATAAGTGGTGTTGATTCACTAGGATCATTAATAAGAACTGGTGCAAGTTCAGGAAATAGTGTAGAATTTACATTTGGTCCTGGTACTTATTTATGCACAGGTGGTTTCTGGATAGAAATACAATTAGTTGCAACAGATATTAAATTAGATACTATTAATGCGACTCTAAAATTTAGTAACGGAACAAGTGAGACTGTGAATGCATCCACTCCAAACTAGAATATATAAAACAGTAAAAGAAAATTAAATAATGGGATTTACTAAAGAAGAAGTAAGGAAGTTAAATTTTAAGGTACAGGCTGGTAATGTTATTGATGCAGACTCAGGTAATTTCTGGTATCAGTCTAGGCTTGAAAATCAACCTGCAGTAAAACCATCAAGAATACTAAATCAATATTCTACTGTAACAGCCAATCCACCAACTAGCCTTGCTAACTTAATTACAATGACACAAGGTGGTGGTGCACTAAGTGGAATAGTAGGTGATGAGTATACTGGAATTTCTACAAGACTAAATAGATTAACTCCAGGTTTAGATAATACATGGATTTCTTATGATAATTATGCAACTGGGGCATCATCTGGTAGAAAAGATTTATGGATAAATCCTTCAAGTGTACCTGATTCAAATGGGGATCCTTCAACTTCATATACTATTTCATTATATAGTGGAGATCCTGCGGCTGGTGGTGTTTTTATATCAACCTCAACTGGGCAAGGCTCAGGTGCTGATGCAGAAGTCGGCTGGGTATGGAATTATGACCAAGGTTTATTATTTTTAGCAAATGACCTTGTTTCAACTATTGACGGTAATCTTGCAACATATCCTGATGGTTTAGATTTTTATGTACAGGGTTTTAGATATATTGGAACTACAGGTGGTGGTGGTGGCGGTGGCGTCCAAGGAGAACAAGGACCACAAGGACCAACTGGTGCGGCATCAACCGTATCTGGACCACAAGGACCACAAGGACCAAGTGGGCCTGCTGGTACTGGAGCACAAGGACATCAAGGACCACAAGGACCACAAGGGGAACAAGGCCCTAGCGGACCTGCTGGTAATACTGGTATACAAGGACCGCAAGGTAATACTGGTGCCGTTGGACCACAAGGAGAACAAGGTCCTAGCGGACCTGCTGGTAATACTGGTATACAAGGACCGCAAGGTAATACTGGTGCCGTTGGACCACAAGGAGAACAAGGTCCTAGCGGACCTGCTGGTAATACT